AGTAATAGTGCAGTTAATTAAGATTTTTGAAGCCACTCGGCATGAGGTACCACTAGAGAAAGATTTAATACGACATATTATATCCTTATCAGTAAAGCAGCAGAGACTGTCAGGAATAGATCTGGGAGATATTAGTGATGAAATGGTTGAGAAGATCTATAAGAAGGTGAGGTTGTTTTTCATGAGTGGGGATTCTGGACTGCATGTATTGTTTAAGACTAGGCATCAAGAGCGAACGTATGCCCCAGACAGTTATGAGTTAAGGTTGGATGGGACAGTAAGTGCCAAGCATGCTAGGAATAGCACCGTTCACATAGATATAGGAGCAAAGTGGACAGATGGAGGAGCTTATTTGAAGTATTTGCAGCTTTTTGGAGATGAAATGGACTCATATGATGAGATAGAATTAGGGTACAATGATGCTCAGACAATTAATAAAACCTATTTGAAGTCAAAGGATGGTACTATGATGATTTCAGATGGGGATGTGGAGTCATTAGATCTGAGTATCAACTCTATGATGCTGATGTTGTACATGATGATGGGTTCATTGTGGATAATAAAAGAAGATACGCATATGTATCGAATGTATCAGTATTTGCTTGAAGGGTGTGCAGAGCAATTGGCCGGAAAGTGTGTTCGCTGGTTGAAAGATTTTGTGTTTCTATTAGGCGTTATGCCCTCAGGGAGTTTAGAGACATCACACGGTGATTCATGGATAGTAGGAGTAATGATGTTTTTGACATTTGTGTTTTATAAGATGAGAGTATCAAATGTGAAAGATAGAAAATCAATATGGGCAGCGTTGGCGGCTAGGAGGTTAGTCATGCTGATAACAGGAGATGATTTTGTGTACGCGTATCCGCGGAATTTGGATGCGTTAATAGCAATAGATCGTTTCTGTGAGTATGTGTCGCAAGTTTATCATATGGTATTTAAAACTCGTAATAAGTATTATTCGTTAGTTACGTATTTGCGTGTTCAAAATAGTCAAGTAATGGAAGTGGTGTATCAGGGACCGAGTTACTTAAAAAGGTCTTGGATATTAGCTGAAAATTTTAATATTCACTTGACAGACTCAGAAGTAGCTAAGATAGTACCTTGGAGGCCATTTGTGCAGTATAAGTGGCGTATGGCGATACCCAAAGATAATAAAGATTTATTCTGTAAGAATATGGCACGTTTAATAGGGTTAGCGTATGATTCGTTGGGAATTGAACCTATAACATATGACACACTGCTCTATATGTATAAGCTCACGTATAATAAATCATTGTTGTTGTTTAAAAATGAGGGAGAGTTGCAGGATCGTTTGCAGGAGTGGGTAGATGAAGATCGGAAATATTATTATAAGGTTGGTATACGTCAGATAAAAGGAATATTTCCATCTAGGAAGACATTACTGAGGAGAAACCACTTTGATCGCGACTCTCATAGGCCTCCTCATGGTACTATGACATGGCAACAATGGGCAGATAAAGAGAGCGATATTATGTATTATGCCTGAAGATAGTAGTAGATAAATAAATA